CAAATCATAAAACTAAAAGCCAAATTATAAAACTAAAAGCCAAATTATAAAACTAAAAGCCAAATCATAAAACTAAAATGAAATTATATAAAAATAAATCAGGAACAAAGGTGTTAATTATGCCTAATAGAAAAGATACAGAGTCGGCATCATTATATTTTTATTTTAAAGTAGGAAGTAAAAATGAAACTCCCGCTGTCTATGGTATTAGTCATTTTATCGAGCATATGTTATTTAAAGGTTCTCCTAAATTTCCTAATTATCTAGATATATCTAAAACATTTGATTCAAACGGCATTTCTTTTAATGCTTATACAAGTAAAGATACTACTGCTTATCATTATAAATTTCTTTCTACTAAAGAAAATGTAGAGTTAATATGTAATATTACAAGTGATATGGTATATCATTCTTTTATGAGACAAAAAGATATTACTCCAGAAAGAAATGTGATTATTCAAGAATACAATGATGGTTTAGATGATATAGATAATGTTGTTAATGATACTGTTGAAGAATATATATTTAAAGGTCATCCATTAGCACATACTATTATAGGTAGTCTAGATACATTAAATAATATAAATAAAAAAGAAATTGTAGAGTATTATAAAAAACATTATATACCATCTAACTTACTTATTAGTTTTAGTGGTAAATATGATACTAAATATATGACAATAATAAATAACTATTTTAAACCTATTAAATCTAAATGTAGCACAAATGATATGTTTAATAATAATCTAAATAATACTATACATCATACTCTAACACATAAATCAACTGATTTTAAATCAAAAAAAACAAAAAAAACAAAAAAAACAAAAAAAATAACCCATAATAATTTTATACCTATTTCAATACCAATACCAATGAATTTAAATAATCCTAAAGTATCACATATAGTCCCTTTTGTAGATAAAAATCCCTATTATTCAGTAAAATGTATTTCTAAAAAACTAACTCAAGATTATGTTAATATTATATTTAAAACCAAAGGCTATTTTGACACAAACAACTATTATTATAAATTACTTCAAACTATTTTGGGTGGTAATATGAGTAGTCGTTTATTTGTAGAAATTAGAGAAAAACTAGGATTAGCCTATACTATTAGTTGTGATATAACTAATTATGAAGAAGTAGGGTATTTTAATATTTATACCCAAAATGAACCTGATGATACATTAAAATGTCTAGAACATATCTTTAAAGAATTAGTTAAATTTAAAAAACACGGCACGAATAAAACTGAACTTGAAAATACTAAAAAAAATTATTGTGATATATATAAAACATCATTTGATGATATTGAAGATGAAAATGAATATTATTCTTCTAAAATTTTATTTAATAAACCTTTTGAAACAATTGATATGAGAATAAAGAAAATACAATCTATTACTGAAGAACAATTAAAATTAAGTGCAAATGACTTATTTGAGTTTAATAAAGTTCAAATTATTACATTTGGTAAAGTAAAACAAGATAAAATAGAAAAAGTAGTAAAACAATTTATGTAAAATACAATAAGAATTATGTAAAATACAATAAGAATTATGTAAAATACAATAATAATTATGTAAAATATAAATAAAAAATAATTTAATAGTTAATATTGTAAAGATGTAAAACTATGACTAGTAAATGGTTTCGTTATTTCTTCTAATAATGTTGATTGTTTAAAATTCATTTCATCTTTTTCATCAAAATAAAGATAAATTCCAATTAATAAACTTAACCAATTGATAATTGAATCATCATAATCTATCTCTTTTCTCATTCTTCGTTTTTCTTTTTCTCTTTTTATCATAAAATCATATAATTTCCATTTTATAATAGCAATACCTTTTTTTATAGTATAATTAATACTAGGATTGATATCACAATTTATTTTTTTAATCATATAGTTATAAATAAATCTATTATTATCACCTCGTAAAGCAGTTTTATAATGTATTGCTTCTGACGCAGCATAACTAATTGTAGAAGGTTTATATAATTCAATACTATTACATACGTCAATAATATTTTTTGAAGATATAATTTGATTAATTTTAGACAGAAAATCATTTATTGACATTTCAATATTTTGATTATCTTCATTATTTATAATTGAATAATCTTTAAATATAAGTATAAGATTATCATTATTTTTATCTTTAGTAGTCATTTATATTATTATTTTATTGATATAATAAATCTATATCAATTTTTATATAAATACTATAATATTATGATTGATATTTAATTAATAATACATTATAAATATAATTAAAAATATTTAAAAACAAAATAATAATTTTAAAATCAATTTTTAATATTGATTTTATACGAATTTTTAATATAAACTAGTCTTATTAATTTTCATCCTCACATGTTTCATCAGTTTTACTTTCTTTAATCATTTCATCTATTTTATCATCAACATTGGCTTTAGCCTTATCATTTTGAGAAACACCTGATGTATCAACACACTGACCTCCTTTAACTGCTGAAACGTCATTGTTATGTTCAAATTTACCCCAACTAAACTGACTACGCCCAATATTAACATAAAATACATAATAGGATACAAAAGCAATCGTAGCAATTAAAATAATGACTGTAAGAACTAAGCATGTTGTTTTAGGTAAGATACCAACAATACATAAAGTAATCACTGCTAAAAGAGCAAGTTGAATAAATACAAGTAATTTATAAAGGAATAAATAATACTCCATTTTGTAATAATTGTATTTTTCATTTTTTAATGATTTACTAAATGTATTTTGCTTAATTTTATTAGTTTCTATTTTATTTATTAATTTAGTTTTTTCTTTTTCTAATTCTTCAATATGTGTATCAACTTTACGAATTTCACTAAAATAATAGGCTCTTAAATTTGAATTTTCTTCATATTTTTGGGATAAAAAATCCCAAATTTGTGTTCTTGCTTTTTTTAAATCTGTCACTTGTGTATCTATTTTATAATTTAAAAGAGTGCTTGAATAAGAACCTGCATCGGGGTAATTTGCTTTTTGAATTAATTTAAACAATTCATCATTTTTATCTATAGTTTTTTTTATATCAGATAATAATATTTCATAATCAGCATTACTCATTTCCATTTTTTTTATTTATTATATTACTTATTATATTAGTTATTATATTATATTATTATTATATTTATATTTTATTAATATATTTTAATTTATAAAATAAAATGAATAAAAATAATTAAAATGATAAAATTAAAATGATAAAATTAAAATGATAAAATTAAAATGATAAAATTAAAAATGATAAAATTAAAATGATAAAATTAAAATGATTAAATTAAAAATGATTAACTAAGTTTAATTATTTGTTTTAATATTTTTATAAATAGAATTTATTGAATTTTGATTATTATTTGTTGTTGTTGTATCAGTATTTGAATATACTAAATAAATAATAAATCCAACAACTAATATAACTAATAATATATTAAAAGCCATATACATATGTGATGTAAATTGTAATTCCTCTGTTCCTACTTTAGTAGTGTTTAAACTATCATTACGTGCTTTTTCAGAAATAGTAGTATCTCTTTGTTTAGATTTTAACATTTTAGTATTATTTAATAATGTATCAATTTGTTGTTGTTTTTCTTCCAAATTATTTTTTTGGTCTAAAATTAAATCTGTATCTCTATTTACCGATGCTATAAGTTCTTTACTAAGATTTATAATCTGTGTATTGTATGCTTCGGCTCTTGGTTTTAATATAGCCTCGGCGTCTTCTCTATCTGATATTATGGTGCTATTTTTATTAGTTGTATATTCTGTATAGGCTTTGGTATAGTTATCTAATAATTTATTATAATATATTTTTATTTTATCAATATTATCTTTTCTTAAACTAGTATAATTAGGAGGAGTGCCACCATTACATTTTGCTAATGATGGCTTTGTATTGGGATTAGTAGGCTTAGGCATAGTAGGAATAGGATTAGTAGTATTTGGTATCGTTGTCATAATGATTAAATTATAGTTTTCTATTTATATTTATTAATATATTTATTTTATAAATAATATAGTTATTTAAAATAATCTTTAAAATAATTATTTATTACTATTTTAATATAATATTAAAATTTACACATAAATAATTTATATAAAAGAAAAAATTAAAATGGTTAAATAGTTAAATAAATTAATAAATATTAAGTAATGACTTCACATTTATTACATTTTACCAATGGTAATAAATTATTATTATTACTAAAATAAATATTTGAAATATTAAATGTAAAATTATAATTTATATTGTCTTTATTAGTTTCGATTTTTGTAATCATACTTGGTTCTAAATAAGATTTCATATGAAGTTCAATTATATTATTATATTTAAATTTAATAATTTGTTCATAATTAAAATTTAATAAACTACGATAATCATTATAATATGTTTGTAAATTATTTTCAATTTCAGTTGAATATTTATTTATATAATTAGAAATATATTCATCAATACTTCTTAAAATATTAATAAATGCCGAATGCTCTTTATAATTTAATAATATTTTAAGTGTTGGATTATTTAAAGAATTATATTTAGTATCTTTATAATAAATAATAATATCTTTATGAGATATTAATGGTGTTTTGAAAAAGAGACCATCTAGAAAAACAGACGGCGATTTATAAATAATTTCAATAAATTTCTTTTGTTGTAAACTTAAATAATTTAAATAAACCATTGATATATCAAATTGGTCTTTTTTAATACAAATATATTTATAATCCACAGATGTATTCTTTTTTTTAAAAGATAGTTGTTGTGGTTGATGTGTTTCTAATTCTTGAGTTTGTTGTTCTTTTTCTTGGGATTTAGTTTCTTCAACTATTTGTTGTTTTTCTAAAATAGTAATTTCCATTTTTAATTGGTATTATTATGATGTATCAAACTTATCAATGTATTTTTTTATCATATATAAATTATATTTTTTGTTTTTATATTAAAATAAAATTATTGTTTAATTTATTTTAATTTAATTTAATTTATTTTAATTTAATTTAATTTAATTTATTTTAATTTATTTTAATTTATTTTAATTTATTTTTAATTTAATTTAATTTAATTTAATTTAATTTATTTATTTTAAAAATTTTTTATTCTTTGTATAATATAATATATTGTAAAATATAAATATTCAATTTTATAAAACTATTTAAACTAAACTAATTATTCAAATGGATTCTCGTGAACTTTGCAAACGTGTTGTTAAATATGTCCTTGAAGGTTTAATTGTTGCTATTGCTGCTATTATCCTTCCTAAAAATAAATTTGACTTTGAAGCCGTCATTGCCCTTGCTCTTGTTGCAGCTAGCACCTTCGCTATTATTGACACTATGATGCCTTCTTTAAGCCACCCCGTTAATATGGGTGTTGGTTTTGGTATTGGTGCCAACCTTGTTAACTTCCCTGGAGGTATGTAAATTAATTTAAATTAACTCAACTTAATTTAATTTAATTTTAATTTAAAATAAAAAATTTAAAATTTAATGAATTATTTTTTTCTTATTTTTATTATGTTCTATATATATTTTATAGTTTAATTTACCATAGTAAAAATTTACCATAGTGAAAATTTACTTAGCATTAACTAATTGATATCTATTATAAGCCAAAAAACTATGGTATAATGTAATACCCATACCCATAATAACA